ATTATATACAGACAATCAATTTAAAAATGAATTTGTTTCAATTGCAGGAACGACTACACTTAGTGTAATTGGAATTGGAAGTCTTGGAAGTGCCTCAGCAACTAAAACAATTCAATATAATTCAAAATTACCAAATACACTATTTTATGCATTAGAAAAATCTGGATATATTAGCACGTCGGACAAAGATGTTAATAACTATTCCCAAATAACATTTATTGACAGTATTTACAGTGGTGATTATTCCATTACTGGCATAGGAACAACAACATTTAGTTTTTCTCTGAAATCAATTCCAGAAAGAACAATTTATAATTCAACTGATTGCTCAATATTAAAATATACAACTAAATCAAAAACCGCAACTGGAGGTGTTGATAAAGTAAGGATTATCTCTGGCGGATATAATTATAAAAAATTACCAAAAGTAAGTTATATTGATAGTCAATATGGTTCTAGCGCATATATTGTTCCAACTTCATCAACGATTGGAAAAATAAACGATGTCAAAATCATCAATCAAGGATTTGAATATGCATCTGATAAAACATTAAGGCCAACGGCGAGCATACCAATTTACTTTATCATAGATTCATCAAACGCACTTACTGGAATTAATGTAGATTATGGTGGAAATTATTACTCATTTGCACCATCGGTAGTAGCTATAAATCCAAATACTGGAAACGAGGTAGAGGATTATGTTTTAAATGCATCCCTTAAGGGGTCTAGTATTAGTAAAATTGATATTGTAAAGAGTCCAAAAGGACTTCCAGAAACTCCAATAAAGATATTTACATTAAATAATTCAAATGGAATATCTGTAGATACAATTGTAACTTCTCAGGCTGGTATTGCTACATGTACATTGGTTACTCCAGTGTTAGGATTTAGCACTAACATTTTTAATATTGGAGATAAAGTATTTGTTGAGGGTATAAAGCAATCTGGGACGACTGGAACAGGATACAATTCAGCAGATTATGGATATAAATTCTTTACAGTTACAAATTATCAAAATACAATTCCGGCAACAGTAGAATTTTCAGTATCTGCATATGGCAATAATCCTGGTATTGCAAAAACAATTCAAGATTCTTTTGGAACCATTATTAAATATAATGATTACCCACAATTTACAATTTTCCAGGCACCATCTACATTTATACTTGGTGAGAAATTATCATCCTCTACTGGATCTGTATTTACAGAAAGAGATTTAATAGTTACTGAATATAATACAAACTCTATAAAAGCAACTGGATCATACTCACTTGCACCTGGAGAAAGAATTAAAGGAATTATATCAGGATCTGTTGCTACGATTAGTAGTGTTATCAATAGAGAGGGAAGGTTTGAAACTGACTATTCAACAAAAAATAATTATGATTGGATTGATGAAGTAGGAAGATTGAATGAGGATGTTCAAGTAGTAAATGATAACAACTACTATCAAAATCTCTCATACACTATAAAGAGTCCAATTCAATATGAAGAATTAAAGACATCCGTAAATTCTTTATTGCACACTACCGGACTAAAGAATTTTGCGGATACACAAGTTCAATCAGTTGCAAGAAGTGGAATTGGTTCTACTGATGGGACTACTCTCATCTATGACATTCAAAGTGAAAATAGGGTAGATACAATTAATTCTTTTGATCTTGGTATCGATATAAATGTATCCAACAATAAATCCAAATTTTTAAAATTTAAAAATAAAAAATTATCTAGTTACATTGAATGTAGGACAAATAGGGTACTTCAAGTAGATGATGTATCTTCCCAATTTACAAACAACGATTCTCCAGCTGTTGGTTATGCTGATTTGATTACTTACAGTCTTCCAGATAATTTTGGAACATATCTAGTTCAAATTGTTAATATCCAAAAGAGTAGATATCAATTTACAGATTTAGTAGTTCTTGTAGATAATAATCTCAATGTTTTTACTCTTCAAAGGCAAACTTTAAATAATTCTACAGTTAAAATTGCAGATCTTGATGGTTATATTGATGATTCTTTAAGTACAATTAGTTTAAGATTTACTCCTTTAGATCGTTTTAATGAAGATTATGACATTAAAATGATCAAGTCCAGTTTTCCTGGAGCAAGTATTGGAATAGGAAGTACAAATGTTGGATTTGTTAAATTAACAAATTCTGGAAAATATGTATCTTCTGGAGTCACTACATCACTTATATCGGTAGCAACAACAACCAATTATAATTCTTTCTATGGAACTTTCCAAGTAATTGATAATACTACCAATTATATGGATTTTGTTGAGTTGTATATGACCTATGATGGTCAAGATACATATACAACTCAATATTATTACGATACAAGTTCATTAGCAAATAATTATTCAGGTAATTTTATAGGCACTTTTAGTGCATCAGTTTCATCTGGAGTATTATCAATAAATTATGCTAATGATACGGCAAATACAGTTACTGTAAATTCAAAAGTAGTTGGATTTGGCACAACTTCTATTGGAATTGGAACTTATAGATTTTTAGTTTCTGGTCAATCTGGTGGATATGAAAGATCTGCAAGATATGAATCTCTATATTCTAGAGTTTCATCTGCTTCAACAATTGTTTCTTATTCTATTAATGATGTTCGTTGCTTTAAGGCAAAGGTTAATTTGAGTGTTGGATCAACTAGTGAATTACATCAGATTATGTTTATGTCTGATGGTGACAATAATTATATAACCCAATATCCAATTTTATCCAATAAAGATACTACAGGAATTGGAACTTTTGGTACAATTTATTCCCCACTTTATAATCAACTTGTATTCTATCCAAGTTCTAGTTTGGGTGGAGCAACTGTTGAAGTTAAAATCTATAATGAAGCATTCTATATTGATGTAGATTATGTCAATTTACCGCCTAAGTTTGTTTATGGTACTGGCGAAGATGCATTTACAATTACTCCATATAATGGACTGAATGCAAGAAGAATTAATAAATTGGACTTTGAGATGAATTATCAAGGTATTCCAATTTATAAAAAAACATTTGACCCATCAAATGGAATTCAATTAAATCCATCTACTGGAGTAATCACAATTCCAAATCATTTCTTCAATACTGCCGAAGAATTGATTTACAATCCAGCAACAACTTTCTTAGGTGTCGGTGTTACTGCTATTGGGATAGGAGCCACACTAAGCTATACAGGTGTTGTAACTTCCTTGTTACCTCCAAGAGTATATCCAATTAAACTTGATAACAATAATTTCCAATTATCAACAAGAAAAGAATATGCTCAAGCTGGCATTTATGTCACATTTACTTCGCTTGGATCTGGAAATGCTCATGAATTAGAGATGACCAAGAAGTTGGAAAAATCTTTGATTACAATTGATAGTGTTGTTCAAGCACCCCTTGCATATTCATTACTAGATTATAAATTAAAGTATAATACAGATGAAGTCACTGGATTTTCTAGTGCAATTGATCCAAATTATTCAATATCACAGTATAGTCCATGGTCAGATACTTTATTTAACCAAGAAGATGAAATATTCATAGTAAATACCCCACAACCAATTGGAACAAAATATGGAATTGGTGCTGGTAATACTAACTTTTCAGTTAGTGGAATTTCTTCTATTAAACCAACAGATCTCCTCAAAATTGATGATGAATATGTCAGGGTTGTTTCAGTAGGACTTGGAACAACCAGTGGAGCACCAATTAGTGGTCTAGGAACTTTTTATATTCTCAACATTCAAAGAGGATATGCTGGAACCATTGCAACCTCACATAACAATGATAGCAATATGTCTCTTTATAGAGGATCGTATAATATTGTTGGTAACAAAGTGTGGTTCACAGAATCTCCAAGAGGAAATGCAGTAACAATCAGAGATATTAGTAATCTGGAGCAACCAAAATCTTCATTTACTGGAAGAGTTTATCTTAGAAAGGATTATACCACAAATACATTATACGATAATATTTCAGAGAAATTCACTGGAATTGGACAAACATATATCCTAACCCTGAATGGACTGAATACAACTGGAATTGGATCTACTGGTGGTAATGGAATTCTCTTTATTAACAGTATTTTCCAGACACCATCAACAAAAAATAATTCTGGAAATAATTTTTCTGTTGTTGATAATGCAGCTCTTGGGATTACTAGTGCTGTGTTTAGTGGAATTACCTCAACAAATGGACAAATTATTAAATCTGATGCTGATGTTAATCAAAATCAACTTCCAAGGGGTGGTATTATTGTTTCTTTAGGAACCAGTGAAGGTTCTGGATACGCTCCCTTAGTGGGCGTTGGAAGCACTGGAATTGAATTTAAACTTAGTGGTGGGTCAATTTCCTCAATTGGATTTACAACTTCATTCATCGTTGGTGTAGCGGTCACTGGATTGATTGGAATTACCAGTGATAGGATTACAGGTATTATAACCAATTCAATTTCCGTAGGACAGCAGATTCAAGCAATTGGTGTGGTTACAACTGCAATAACTTATGTAACTTCTATTGGGTTTGGAACTATTTTCATTAGTAGTAATTCTACTAATGTGGTTGGAATAGCAACAACATTTAGATTTAGATCAGAACCAAATTTTGGATCTGGATATTTTGGAACAGTATCTATTGGAATATCCGATCCAACTGGATCCGGAGCAGTAGTTTATGGAAGAGTTGGTTCTGGTGGATCTATTTCTGGATTTATAATTCAAAATGGTGGAAGTGGATATACAAATCCATATGCTCAGGTTGCACCGCCAAATTATGAAAATCTTCCAATCATTGGTGTTTCTAGATTAAGTCTAGGATCAACTACTGATACTGGAGTAGGATTACAGATGAATGTGACTGTTGGACCAAATGCATCTGGACTAACAATCATTTCCAATAGAAATGCTGATGCATCTAATTTAATTCTCTCAAACAAACAGTTGATTGCAGAAGTTGCAGTAGGAAGAATGTTGGCTGCTTATCCAACATTTGTAATTCCTGGTGGAAATCAAAATTGTATTGAAGATGTTGTAACAGTATTGGAATGTATTGCTTATAACTTGAAATATGGTGGAAATAGTAGAGTCTATGATGCTGCTAAGATTTATATTGATAACCAATATCTTGCTGGTGAAGAGGCACAATCAATTTATGCTTTCGTTCAAGCAAGGGATATGGCAATTCAAGCAATGACGAATCAAGCCATTACAATTGGTGGATATTCAACACAATCCCAATATTTTGATTATACTATTATTGCAGATCCATTGACAGGATTCAATACTAGCCCAGCATCTTGTGCAGATGTTGCTTCTGCAATTACTCAATTTGTTGGTATTGTTACTTATGCAATTGGAACTAATACACTACCAATAACCAAAACTGGAGTTGCATCAACACTCTTTGATGTCCAGTCATTTAAGATCACTAGACCTGGTTATGGTTTCCAAATTGGAGACGTATTTAAACCAGTAGGTCTTGTAACAGCAAAAGGTCTCTCGGCACCAGTTAAGGAATTTAAATTGACTGTTTTGAGCACATTCAGTGATTCATTTGCTGCGTGGCAATTTGGAGAAATGGATTATATTGATTCCATCAAATCATTGCAAGATGGAGCTAGAACCAGATTTCCCCTTTATTACAATTCTCAACTATTAAGTTTTGAAACTAATACTAATGATCAAGACTCAGCTAACATTGATCTTGGACCAGTCTTACTTATTTTTGTTAATGGTATTGTTCAGGCACATGGAGATACATATCAATTTGACGGTGGTTCATCTTTCGTCTTTACATATCCACCATTGCCAGAAGATAATATTGCAATCTTCTTCTATAGGGGAACAAGAAATCAAGATAGTATTTTAGTATCAGTTAATGAAACTATCAAGAGAGGTGATACTGTTCAATTATTTAAAAATCCAGTAGTTTCTGGAATTACAACTACCCAAAATTCAAGAGTAATTTCTTATATTTCTGCTTCGGATAAGGTTGAAACTAATATCTATGCGGATCAAGGGGTTGATGCTACAAACTACAAACCATTTAGTTGGACCAAACAAAAAATTGATTCAAAAATTAATGGAGAAATTGTTAGAAAAACTAGGGATTCACTTGAAGGATCAGTTTATCCATCTGCAAAAATTATTAGAGATTTAAAATCTTTTGATACCGAATTGTTTGTTGATGACGCAAACTTCTTCAAATACGAACAAAATCAAACAGCAGCATATTCGGGTTCCCTAGCACCAATCACAGTTGGCAGTTTTGGTGGATTGATTATTAGTGGAAAAGATGATCCAGTATCTGCAGCATTAACCGCAACAGTTTCTGCTGCTGGAACAATTTCAGCATTAACAATTACTAATGCTGGATCTGGATATACTGGAACAACAATACCAGTCAAAATTGCCCGCCCAAGAGTTATCGGTGTAGGTATTGGATCAACTGCGATTGCAACAGTAAGTATTTCAAATGGAAGTATTTCATCTCCAGTTATTACTAATCCAGGATATGGATATACTACTCCACCTCAAGTCATTGTTGCTTATCCTAGCCCAACTATTGAAAAAATTGGTGGGGCATCTTTAGTACAAGGTTTCTCTGGAATTATTACTGGAATTGGAACTACAACAGGAACAAGTGGAAATCCTCTTGCACTCAGATTCTATTTGAATGTAAATTCTCCAAATTCATTCCCATCTGGATTATCTACTGGATACCCAATTTATATTTCTGATACAGTAGTTGGTGTGGGAATAACTTCAATTGATAGTAGTGATAGTGCAGTTGTTGGGGTAGGAACTACTTATGCGAATAATATTTACTATGTTCATTCTCTCAGTTATGTTTCTGCCGGATCAACCAATGCTGAGATAGTCTGCAATATTAAATCAAATACATCAGTAGTTGGTTTATCAACAGGTGGAAATAAATTTGCTGGGAGATTCTCTTGGGGAAGAATTTCTGGATTTAGTAGGTCATCAAATCCAATCTCAATTGGGGTGAGTGGTTATACTGTAACATCTGGATTATCCACATTTGCATCAATCCAAAGACGTGGATATGGATTAAGAGATATTGGACCACTTAAAAAGGATCTCGGTTAATTATAAATAGTGAAAAAACTACAATAATATGTCAGCAATTGTAACCGATCAATTTAGAATTCTCAATGCAAGCAACTTTGTGGATTCTATTGATAATACTAATAATTCTTATTATGTATTTCTGGGGTTACCAAATCCTACAGCAGTTGGGTTTGGTAGAACTACTGATTGGGATACAAATACTCCCGATCCGACAGATAGTATAAATTATCTCAACCATTCTCATGATACTGTTATATTCGGCAAAAAAATAACTAGTGCAAATGTAAGAAGAGTTATAAGAAGGACTGATTGGTCTAGGGGATCAAAATATGAAATGTATCGCCATGATTATAGTATTACAAATCAATCTCCACTAACACAATCTAATAGACTTTATGATGCAAATTATTATGTTTTGAATTCAGAATATAAACTTTATATCTGCATTGATAATGGTTCATCTGGGATTACTACAGGTGGAAATGCTTCTCAAGATGAACCAACTTTTACTGACTTAGAACCATCTGCTGCTGGTTCTAGTGGTGATGGATATCTTTGGAAGTACTTATATACGGTTTCTCCAAGTGATATTATTAAATTTGATTCTACCGAATATATTTCTGTTCCAAATAGTTGGCAGTCTTCAACTGATGTGCAAATAACTGCAGTAAGAACAAATGGAGATTCTTCAATTAATCAAAATCAAATTAAAAAAGTTTATATAGATAATCCTGGTCTAGGATATGCCGGTGGGGCAAATCAATCATTTAATATTATCGGTGATGGATCTGGAGCATCTGTTATTTTGGACGTGAATACTATCGGACAAATTTCAAATGCCAGAATTTCTTCTGGAGGTAATGGATATACCTATGGTATGGTAGATCTTGGAAGTATTAGTGCAACAGCAACACAAGCAGCCAAATTAATCCCAATTGTACCACCTTCAAGAGGTCATGGTTATGATATTTACACCGAATTGGGAACTGATAGGGTTCTTGTATATGCAAGATTTGATGATTCTACAAAAGATTATCCAATTGATACAAAATTTGCACAAATTGGAATATTAAAGAATCCAACTTCATTTGGTTCAACGGCAACATTTACTGATAACCAATTCTCTGGACTATATTCAATTAAATTAAATCAATCATCAATTACAGGAACAGTGACCGTTGGTGATAAAATTACTCAAACGGTCACTGGCGGCACAGGTGGAGTAATTGGAACAGCAGTTGGTTATGTTGCATCATATGATGCTGAAACAAATGTTGTTAAGTATTTTAGAGATAGATCACTTTATTTCAATTCAACCAAATTGGATGAAACCGATTATAAGACGGTTTCATCGCAGGCAAAAGTTTTATCTTTTGAATCATCTTCATATCCAATTGTGAAAGATGTTGGTGGATTCTCAGCATCCGTAGATACTAGTTTTAGTGGAGTTACTACATCCCTTTCTACGGGTAAAATAATAAGTTTGGGAACTCAATTTACAAATGGTCTTTCAAATCCTGAGATAAATAAATCATCGGGAGATATCATATACATTGATAACAGACCCTTGGTATCAAGAAACTCCAGACAAAAAGAAGACGTTAAAATTATCCTGGAATTTTAAAAAATGGCTCAAAAAACCAATTTAAATGTTAGTCCATACTATGATGACTATGATTCTAATAAGGATTTTTATAAAGTCCTATTTAATCCAGGGAGACCAGTTCAGGCTAGAGAATTAACTACTCTACAGTCTATTTTACAAAATCAAATTGAAAAATTTGGAAGCAACGTCTTTAAGGATGGGTCTGTAGTTATTCCAGGAAATATTGCATATGATTCACAATTCTATGCAGTTAAGTTAAATCCAACCAATTATGGTGTGGATATTTCGCTGTATATTGAAAAATTAATTGGTAAGAAAATTACAGGACAAGATTCGGGAGTTAGTGCTCGTGTTCAATACGTTTCATTACCAGATGGAGCAAATATTGAGTATGTTACAATTTATGTAAAATACTTAGATTCCGATTCTAATTTCAAATTCAACCCATTTATGGATGGGGATATGCTTGTTTGTGAAGATAATATAACATATGGTATTACGACTATAAATTCTGGAACTCCAATTGCATCTTCAATTGCATCTAGTGCAACAGCAATTGGATCTGCAGCATCTATTAATGATGGAATTTATTTCATTAGAGGATTTTTTGCAAGGGTTTCCAAGCAAACAATCATTCTTGATGAATATACAAATACTCCATCATATAGAGTTGGACTAAGAATTGATGAGGAAATAGTCAGTGCAAAAGACGATTCTTCATTGTATGATAATGCAAAAGGATTTTCAAACTATGCGGCTCCAGGAGCAGATAGATTTAAAATCAATTTAACCCTCATCAAAAAAGAACTTACAGATCTAAACGATACAGATTTTGTTGAGTTGATGAAGGTTGAAAGGGGGCAAATTAAAAAATTTCAAGTAAAGAGCAGTTATAATATAATTAGAGATTATCTTGCACAAAGAACTTATGATGAATCTGGAGATTATACAGTTAATCCATTTACTGTTTCTGTAAATAACTCTTTAAATAATAGACTTGGAAATGATGGTTTATTTTTTGATAATGAAAAAACGGATAGTGGAAATGTTCCATCAGATGATTTAATGTGTGTTAAAATTTCTCCTGGTAAAGCATACGTTAGGGGATATGATATTGATAAAGTAGGAACAACAATTATTGATGTCAATAAGCCAAGAGATACTCAAACAGTAGGTCAAATTAATGTTCCATTTAAAGTAGGAAGTCTTTTAAGAGTTAATAATGTATATGGTCCTGTAAAAAGAAGGGGCACAGTAGAACTTTTCAATCAAAGAAAAAGTTCTTATAGTGCATCTTCTGGAACAGGCGTTAAAATTGGAGATGCTAGAATTTTAGAATTTAATGTAACTGATGTAAATTATTCTGCATTTTCAACAAACTGGGATTTGTATCTTTATGATATTCAAACCTATACTCAACTGACGTTAAATCAAGCAGTTGGAGTGGAACTTCCTGCAACTTCCTTTATTAGGGGTAAAAATAGTGGAGCTACTGGATATGCCGTAAGTGCTGGTACTAACTCAACTTTAGTTACACTAAGACAAGTATCCGGATCCTTTTTACCAGGAGAACAAATTCTCATCAATGGTACTGAAAACTACTCAAGATCCATCGTATCCGTAAAAGATTTTGGTAATCAGGATATTAAATCAGTTTATCAGAGTACAGCAGTATCTGGTTTACCAGCAGCATTTACTGCAGATTGTTTCCTGGATACCATTAATGGCAGTGGATTTAATGGATTAGATAGACTAACAATTTCTTTTGATGCTTCTGGAAACGCAACTGCAGCATGCCCTGGAAAGGTATTTACTGGTATTAAAACTGATACTATTATCAGATACCAAAGACCTGGATTTACTACAGAAACCTATAATAGAGTTTCGGCAGTATCTCCAACAGGATTAACAATGAATTTAGTTGGAGTAACAACTGTTACTGGAGTTTGTGATGGTGGGGTTGGAGTTTCAACTGGTCTTGGATTTGCTCTTGGAGTATCTCAGATTAGGAATCAGGATAAATCGGGTCTTTATATCCCATTACCAGATAAAAATGTATCTTCAGTAAATCTAAGTGGATCTAATATTTCTATTGTAGATCAGATTACTGGACAAACCACAAGTGCGGGTGGTAGTTTAACTTTCAACCTCTCATCATTAACTAGTGGAATTACTAGTGCATTTTTCTTACCATTTACACAAGAAAGATATTCAGTTTTCTATGCTAACGGTGGTATTGGAACTATCACTTCAGATCAATTCTCAATCAGCGGAAACAATGTAACTTTTAGTGGATTAAGTGCCAGCCAATCCAACGTTGTTGTTAATGTTTCATTATTGAAGAGTGGAATTAAGAGTAAAGTTAAAACATATACAAGAAGTCAAACCTTATCCGTCAATCTTTCAAAATACCTTCAATCTGGAACAGGCATAAACACCTCAATTAATGATGGACTTACATACAATCAATATTATGGATTAAGAGTACAAGATGAAGAAATATCTTTAAATTATCCAGATGTTGCAAACGTTATTGCGGTTTATGAATCATTAGATCAGAATGCCCCAGTTCTTGATAATTTATCATTTAGTTCAGTTGTCAATGTTGATTCCAATGCAATTGTTGGAGAGACTATTTTTGGTAACACAAGTAAAACTATTGCAAGGGTAGTTTTAAAATCTCCCAGTGTAACTTCAAATACAATAAGTGTTGTATATCAAAATGCAAACAGATTTTTAGCTAATGAATCTGTAACCTTTAAGGAATCTAATATTACAACAAATATTCAAACTATTACTCTAGGAAAATATAAAGATATTAGTAATAGTTATACATTGGATAAGGGTCAGAAAGAACAGTTCTATGATTATTCAAAACTTGTACGAAATAATAATGCATTAGAACCAAGCAGACAACTCTATGTTGTTTTTGATTATTATTCAATTCCATCTAGTGACGATGGAGATCTTTTCACTGTCCTAAGTTATGACAGAAATAGATATCTCAGTGATATTCCATCACTCGGTGTAACTGATATTGTAAGGGCAACCGATACTTTAGATTTTAGACCAAGAGTTACTCAATTTACAGGATCCACATCTTCACCATTTGACTTTTCACAAAGAAATTTTGGAACTTCACCAAAAGTAATTTTTTCTCCTACTGAAAGTTCATTACTAGGGTACGATTATTACTTAGGTAGAATTGATAAATTATATTTGGATAAAAATGGTGAATTTGTTCTTAAAAAAGGAACTTCAGCAAGGATTCCACAATCTCCAACAAATAAAGATGAGGTAATGGAAATTGCAACCATTACTTTACCACCATACCTATATGACACAAATAGTGTAAATATATCTCTTGTTGATAACAGAAGATATACAATGAGAGATATTGGTCAAATTGAGACTAGAGTTAAAAATTTAGAAAAAGTTACCTCACTTTCATTATTGGAAGTAAGTACCCAAACTCTGCAAGTTCAAGATGCATCTGGACTTAACAGATTTAAGAGCGGATTTTTTGTAGATGATTTTAAAGACTCTTCTCTAGTCAATTCCACATTTTCATCAATAGAAGTTGATCCCGATGCAAAAGAATTGAGACCTATTATCAGTAGAAATAGTCTTAAGAGCCAAATTGCTCCAGCAACTTCAGTTATTGATGAAAATTTAAATCTTGATTCCAATTTTAGTCTTTTGGATTCAAATGTACAAAAAACTGGCAACGCAGTAACGTTAAAATATACTGAGACATCTTGGTTGCAACAACCATTAGCAACTCAGATTGAAAACGTTAATCCATTTAATGTAGTTTCATATAATGGAAATATAAAGCTATCACCTGCCAGTGACAGTTGGGTAAGAACTATTAAAATTCCACATATAACAGAAGTTGAGAGGCATGTTTGGTTATATGCAACAGGACGAAGACAAACTCTATATTGGGAAACTAATGTAAGCACATCAAATGTTTTTATAGGTAGCGGTTCTGATACCTATATGAGATCTAGAAACACACAATTTGTTGCGGAAAACTTAAAACCATCGACCAGATTTTATCAATTCTTTGATGGAAATGGGTCTGTTGATTTTATACCAAAACTAATTGAAATTTCTCCATCATCTTCACTATCAACTTATGGTGCTTCTAAAGCATTTACAGTTGGAGAGACTGTTATTGGCAGTTTTGGTGGTTCCAATCTGATTACTTTTAGAGTTGCTTCACCAAACCATAAATTCGGACCATATAATGCACCGACAACGACTTATAATATTAACCCATATTCATCATCACAATCTTTAGAAACAACCAATTATAGTGCATCCTCAAATGTATTGAATGTTGATACATATTCAATTTCTGAGGAAGCACAGGGTAAATATTCTGGATATGTTGTTACTGGGATGAAATTGGTTGGGCAAACCAGTGGTGCTGTTGCATATGTAAAAGATCTCAGATTAATTTCTGATAACTATGGGGATCTTATTGGAACATTCTTCCTCAGAGATCCAAATGCTGATCCATCACCAGCTGTTAGATTTAGTACTGGAACTAAAACTTATAAACTGACAACAAGTTCAACAAATCAACCACCAATTCCAGGTGATTATCAATCATCATCTGCACAACAACAATATAAATCTGAAGGAACATATGACTTATATCGTCAGGATATAACTATCACAAGAACAGAATACTATGTTGATCCTTTAGCACAAAGTTTTAGTGTTGGTGGAAATATTGAATCTCCTGATGCAAATGGATTTACAGATGATGACAAAGGAGTATTTTTAACATCAGTAGATCTCTTCTTCCAATCAAAAGATACTGGAAATGCAACTGTAACTGTTGAAGTAAGAACTGTTGAACTTGGAACAGTTACAACAAATAGAATAGGAGATCCAGTTGTACTTCGCCCATCAGATGTTAATATTTCTAATGATGCGTCATCTGTAACAAATGTCAAATTCAAGTATCCAATCTATCTTGCCCCAGGAAGAGAGTATGCTATTGTCCTCTTATCCCCCCAGAGTGATGCTTATAATGTTTGGATTGCTGAGATGGGCAAGAAAACTGTCAATGCATCAGGATCTAATGCAAATAGTGTAATTTATAGCAGACAGTTTGCTCTTGGAAGCCTATTCAAATCTCAAAATGGATCAATCTGGACAGCAAATCAATATCAAGATTTGATGTTTAAACTTTATAAAGCTGAGTTTAGTTTGACTTCTGGAACGGCATTTTTCTATAACCCAACATTAAGTGAGAGTAATGGATATGTTCCAGTATTGGAAGTTAATCCAATAAGAACATTACCAAGAAACTTAAAAGTTGGTATTACGACAACTATTTCTTCACCTATGATTGGTATTCTAACCACAGGAAGAAAGGTTAGTGATGCTTCTAAACCATATAATTATGGATATATTGTTGGTACTGGTTCTTCGGCAATTTCTGTTGGTGTTCTTACTGGTGGATCAAACTATACCAACCAAGCAAACATAAGCACCTATACAATTACAGGAAATGGTTCTGGATTAACACTGAATATTACACAAACTGGTGGTGTTGTAACTGGTATAAGTGTGGCAACTGGTGGTAGTGGATATGCTCTTGGTGATGTTGTTGGTATCGTCACCTCTTCTGCTGGCAGCACTGGATTGGGTGCTAAATTGACTATTTCGGATAATGGTGGTAAGGTTGATACTCTTTACTTATCTTCAGTTCAGGGACAATCATTTACCCCAAATGCGGCTCTCATTTATTATGACAACTCTGGAAATGCAATTGGACTTGGAACTACAACAATTTTAACCTCATCATCATATTCAAACCAATATAGTGGGAATTATATTAAGGTTAATCATTTTGAGCATCAAATGTATTCTCCAACTAACAAGTTGGTATTGAATAATATTCAATCAAATATTGTACCTACAACACTATCATCTCCCTTAAATGTTGGTGACACTACAATTAGTGTTGCTGATACTTCAAGATTTATAACTTTTGAAGGCGTGTCTGTTGCATCTACAAATCCAGGATATATTAAGATTGATAATGAATTAATTCAATATCAATCTATTGGGCAAGGATCCTTGCAAACAATTACAAGAGGTCAAGATTCCACAACGATTGAAGATCACGCAACAAACGCAAATGTTTATAAGTATGAACTTAATGGAGTTTCTTTGAGAAGAATTAATAATGTAACTCAATCAATTAGTTCTCTGAATATGGATATTGATAGTTACTATGTACCTATTGATTTTTCAATAAATGGTATTAATAGAACTGCAGATAATAGTCCTTCTGGATTCCCACAATTATCATTTGTAGATGAAAGAACATTGGGTGGTTCTAATGCCACTGCCACTGAAAATATACAATTTAATTCAATATTCCCCAAATATAATGTTATTTCCCCAGCAAATTATACCTCAGCAACAGCACAAATTAGAACAGTAAGTGCTACAAGTGCTTCTGGAACTGAAGTATCTTTTGTTGATCAAGGATTTGAATCAATTGAATTAAATAAAAACAATAGATTGAGTTCGGTTAGAGCAGTATGCTCTAAAGTCAATGAAAATACTTATTTAACTACATTACCAAGAAATAAATCATTTACAACTGGAATTACTTTACAGACAACACATCCAAATCTTTCTCCAATTATTTTCTTAGATACTGCTTTTACAGAATTCAGAACCAATAGAATTAATCAACCAATTACTGACTATGCTTTTGATAATAGAGTTAATTCTGCGGTTTATGATCCAAATGCTGCAATCTATGTCTCTAATCTAGTTAAACTACAAAATCCAGCAACTTCTTTGAAGGTTATATTCTCCGCATATAGACATTCATCTGCAGATATTAGAGTTCTTTATTCTCTTGTAAAACCAGATTCTACTGAAGTTAGCACAGTATTTGAACTATTCCCTGGGTATGATAATTTAACAAATACCAATTCCCCAGATAGCTATCTATATGGTGTGATTGATCCTCTCAAAAATAATGGGCGTCCAGATAAATTTACCCCAGCAAGTGTTGCGGAAGAATTTATTGAGTATGAATTTACTGCTCGTGATCTTGGATTATTTACGGGATATTTAATTAAAATTGTTTTTGCTGGATCTAATCAAGCATACCCACCAAAAATTAAAAATCTTAGAACTCTTGCAGTCAGATGATGATTCCAGTAAAAGATTACCCTCATCTTTATAGAGATGAGGTTAGTGGTGCTATCATCAATTATGATGATAGAGCGTATAATGAATATGTAAATTCTTTAAATCAGAGAGAACATCAAAGAATAGAAATTGAATCATTAAAGAATGAAGTTAGTGAAATAAAATCTTTATTAAAGGAACTTATTAATGAAACCAGAAGAAATTGATCTATCTAGTATAGATAAAATGTTTGAGTATGAGAAACATGCTCGCTTTATTGATGATTTGAGTGAAGATGAATTGAGAAATTTTGCAAAATTGTATTGTAAGATGTATCTTCATCAGCAAGAAGTTATATCAATGCTATCTAAATCTTGATTATAAATACAATACAGGATCTTTTTTGAAAAAATGGCAGTATATGCAGCAAATATTGTTATTGAGCAAGGATATGACTTTTATACAAATTTTGAATTAGAAGATACTGCAAGTAACCAAGCAAAAACTTTGGTTGGTTATGGGGTGACAGCTCAACTGAGAAAAACTTACACTAGTACAAATTCAGTTTCTTTTGCATGCTCAATTGTAAATGCTTCCAATGGGGTCATTTCAATTTCTCTGACTTCAACTAAGACAGCAGCATTAAAACCTGGTAGATATGTTTATGATGTAATGCTCCAACAAGGTGGTCTTGGATCATCTTATGATAAAACAAAAGCAGTTGAAGGTATGGCATTAGTTAGAGGAGGGGTAACTAGATAATGTCAGATATTAAAGTCAAAGTAGATTCTCAATCAACAACTAGAGTACGAATAGGTGCTCAGACAGCGACCAAAGTACTAGCTACGGGATCTGTTCCAACTCTTTTTACAAAATTATTTGATGTAGATGCATCAGTTCTTGAAGATGGTGCAATTGCTGTGTATCATGCTTCAACACAAAAATTTGTGACTCAGAGAACTTTAAATCTTGATAGTTTAGTTGTAAAAAATATAGAAATTGATGGCGACGTTACAATTACAGAAATAGATGGAGGAACCTACTGATGGCAAAACCAGCTACCAGACAAGATTTAATTGATTACTGTTTAAGAAGACTAGGTGCTCCAGTACTAGAGATTAATATTGATGATGATCAAATTGATGATCTAGTTGATGATGCTCTTCAGTATTTCCACGAACGCCATTTTGATGGTGTGGAGAGAATGTACCTGAAATATAAGGTTACACAGGCAGATGTAGATAGGGGAAAAGCGCAAAAAAATACTGGAGTTGGAATCGTAACAACAACAGCAACTGCAAATATTGCAGGATATGGTACAACAAGTTTTAATTTTTACGAAACCTCAAATTATATTCAAGTTCCAGATTCGGTCATAGGTATTGAGAAAGTATTCAAATTTGATACTAGTGACATTTCAGGTGGTATGTTTAGTATCAAATACCAATTATTCTTGAATGACTTATATTATTTCAACTCCGTTGAATTGCTACAGTATGCAATGGTTAAATCATATCTTGAAGATATTGACTTTTTACTCAAAACTGATAAACAGATAAGATTCAATAAAAGACAAAATAGATTGTATATTGATATTGATTGGTCACAAAAACTCCCAGATACTTATTTTGTTATTGACTGCTATAGAATTTTGGATCCAAATGATTTCACAAAAGTTTATAATGACAGCTTCTTAAAGAGATACTTGACAGCACTTATGAAGAGACAGTGGGGACAAAATCTTATCAAATTTAGAGGAGTTAAATTGCCAGGTGGCATTGAACTTAATGGTAGGGAAATTTATGAAGATGCAGAAAAAGAAATAGAAGATATTAGATCAAGAATGTCTATGGATTATGAATTACCACCATATGACTTTATCGGATAATGGCACTCAATCCCTTTTTCTTACAAGGTTCTTCAGGAGAACAAAATTTAGTACAGGATTTAGTCAACGAACATCTTAGAATGTTTGGAATTGAAGTATATTATATTCCAAGAAAATATATTGATAGCGATAACATTATTAAAGAAGTTAAGTCTTCAAAATTTGATAGTAATTTTATTATAGAAGCATATCTCAATAATTATGAGGGGTATGGTGCTAATTATGATATTATGTCAAAATTTGGACTTAAATTAACAAGTGAAATTACATTAACAATTTCAAAAGAAAGATTTGAGGAATTCATTACTCCATTTTTACAGGATATTCTTGCTGGAACTGAGGCAGATCCTAATCTTGATAATGGTTCATCCTTGTTATTTGCAACTCGTCCAAAAGAAGGTGATTTAATTTATTTTCCACTTGGAGAAAGAATTTTTGAAATAAAAAGAGTAGAATTTGAAAATCCCTTTTATCAATTGGGTAAAAATTATGTTTATGATCTCAAGTGCGAACTCTTTGAACTTGAAGATGAACTTATTGATACTAATATTGAAGAAATTCAAGACACTATAAAAGATGTTGGTTATATTACAACTTTAATATTGGTTGGAGCAGGAGTAACTGCAACAGCAACTGCCACCAGAGCATCTTCTGGAGTAGTGGGACAAATATACTTCAACAATGATGGATCAAATTATACTTCTACACCAACTGTAACCTTTGATGCTCCACCAGTTGGCGGACTTAGGGCAACAGCAGTGGCAATAACTACTGATTCTGTTAGATCAAAATCTATCAGTACTATCCAATTAACTAATTGTGGTTTTGGATACACCTCTGTACCAAATATTACAATTAGTGGTGGGGGTGGTACAGGTGCAGCTGCTACTGCAAGCATTGTTAATAATGCGGTATATACGATAGGTTTGACAACTGCTGGAAGTAACTATTACACCGTTCCTACGGTAACTATTGCACCTCCTGTTGGATCTGGAAAGACTGCAACGGCAATTGCTACCATTTCCAATGGAGTTATAAGTGGATTTAGAATCACCAATGCTGGAGCTGGATATTCTACTAATCCTACCGTTACAATTTCATCTCCACCGGCAACTGGAATAGGTACATTTCAGAATAATGAAGAAATTGTTGGATCTATTTCTGGTACAAGAGCATTTATTAAGAGTTGGAAAAATCAAAGTGGTGAAAAAGTTCTTAAAGTATCAATAAATACAGGTAGATTCTATCCAGGAGAAACTGTCATAGGAGTGGCGTCTTCTGCGATATATAGTGTTAAATCTTTTGAGGCATATGATCTTTATGATCCATATGCAGAAAATATACAGATTGAAACAGCGGCAGATCAAATTTTAGATTTTTCAGAATCAAATCCCTTTGGTAATTACTAATGTTAGGAACCTATTATTATCACGAAATTATAAGAAAAACCATTATTGGTTTTGGAACTCTATTTAATGAGATTTATATTAGGCATAAAGATGCTCAGGACGGAACTTTATCCGAAATGAAGGTTCCTCTTGCATATGGACCTACACAAAAGTTTCTTGCAAAAATTCAACAACAGCAAGAATTAAATAAACCAATTGCAATGACATTACCAAGAATGTCATTTGAGATGGTGTCTATACAGTATGATGCAACCAGAAAATCTGGTGTTACTCAAAATTTTAAAGCCAGTGATGGTGTGAATTTAAAGAAAGTTTATATGCCAGTTCCATATAATATTGGATTTGAGTTATCGGTTCTTACCAAATTAAATGATGATGCCCTTCAAATTGTTGAGCAAATTTTACCATATTTCCAACCATCCTTCAATATAACTATTGATTTAGTTGAATCAATTGGAGAAAAAAGAGATATTCCCATCGTATTGAATAATGTCTCATTTCAAGATGATTATGAAGGAGATTTTTCCACAAGAAGATCGTTAATTTATACTTTTGGATTTACTGCCAAAACTTATCTGTTCGGTCCTGTTGCGGCGACTACTGATGGACTTATCCGTAAAGTTCAGGTTGATACATATGCAGGAACTGATGTTAATAGTGCAAAACGTGAAATGAGATATACCGTAACTCCAGATCCTCTTAATGCTGGACCAGATGATGACTTTGGATTTAATGAGACAATTCAAATATTCTCCGATTCCAAAAAATTTAGCCCAACTCAACAAAAAGATATTTGATTATTGAACTATGGATGATATTATTGGCAAAGCTTTAAATATAGAAGCAAGCATTGTTGAGGTAGATAAATCTTCTTCTGATGTTGAAGTTGTTAATCCAACTTCTAATGATATTAAAAAGGATTATGAGTATAGTAGAGCAAATCTGTATTCTTTGATTGAAAAGGGTCAAGAAGCAATTAATGGAATTATGGAACTTGCCGGAGAAGGAGGAAGTGCAAGGGCATATGAAGTTGCTGGACAACTCATTAAGAGTGTTGCGGATACGACTGATAAGTTAATTGACTTGCAGAAAAAACTAAAAGATATTGAAGAAGACAGTCCGAAGACAACAAATAATGTCACTAATACTGCACTATTTGTTGGATCAACATCAGAATTATCAAAAATACTCAAACAAGGTTTTCTAAATAATAAAGAGTAAGGATTAGAATACATTGGATCATCTAAAACCCCATAGATCTGTTGCTCAGATTGCTAGGAAACATCGTATGGAGGTTTCCTTTATTCAAAAGCAACTGGACATGGGAGAACCAATTGAGCACGAGCATACTAAAGATCATAAACTTGCTATGGACATTGCTCTACAGCACTTGGATGAAATTCCAGATTATTATACTCGTTTGAAAAAAATGGAAGCAGATGCTAAAAAGCATCATAAAAAGTTTAAAGATGTAAAAGAAGCAAAGTCCGGCGATCAAGGTCTTCGTGATTGGTTTGGCAAATCAAAATCATCTACTGGAAAAAAAGGTTGGGTTCAGTTGGGTGGAAAGTTTTCGGGAGAACCATGTGCTCGCCAACCTGGACAAACTTCTACTCCAAAATGTGGCAGTTCAAAAATGAAAAGAGATTTATCAGCAAAAGAAGAAGAGGGTGCATTTAAAAGAAAAAATCGTTTAGACCCAAATCAACCAGAAAAAACTGGTGCATCAAAACCAACAAACGTAAGGACGGAAGAAATGGATCTCCAAGAAGTAAAGGATAAACCAGGAAAAGGTAGTGGTAAAAAGGATGCCTGTTATAGCAAAGTAAAATCTCGCTATGATGTTTGGCCAAGTGCATATGCTTCTGGAGCACTTGTAAAATGTCGTAAAGTTGGTGCGGCAAATTGGGGAACAAAATCTGAAGAATGTTGGGATGGTTATAAGCAAGAAGGTATGAAAAAGAAAGGTAAGAAAATAGTTCCAAATTGTGTTCCAGTAAATTCTGAAAGTACTGATGCACTTGGGTATGATTGGGATACTCCAGTTCGTGAAAGAGCAGATAGATATTGCCCAAAATGTGAAAAACTTGAAAGAAGAACTGAATGCAAGTATGGTCCAAGATATTGGGATGCATTTTCTTTGCCAGCAGAAATAATTGGTTCAAAAAAAGATTATAATATAACAATGCCATACCCAGGAAATTTTCCAGAAGCATACGATCACGAGTATTCAATGGCTCGTTCTGAGATTTCCACAATTATTGGTGCGGCAAAGAGACTGAGGAAAAAAATTGGTAGGGGTGAAGGTAATATTGAGGCTTGGGTTCAATCAAAAATTACCAAAGCAGCAGATTATCTTGATGCCGCAGCTGATTATGTTGATAGTGGTGAAATGAAAAAGGAAAGTGTATCTATTGAAGATGCTAATGGAAATCATTATGCAG